CTTTCTTGAATACTTAAAAATGAAACGAGATAAGGAGTTAAACTAATGGCAACGCACTTAGTTATAGGTGACCCTCATTGTACACCTAAAGCAAACAATGAAAGATTTCTGTGGGCAGGTAGAGTGGCAGCAGATTATAAAGTTTCTCACGTAGTATGTATGGGTGACTTTTGTAGTATGGATTCTCTATCAAGTTATGATAGAGCAAAGAAATCATTTGAAGGTAGAAGATATCAAAAAGATATGGACCATTCTCATGAAGCATTATCTTTATTTAATAAAGGTCTAGGTAAACATAAACCCAGAAAGATTATGTTACATGGTAATCACGAGGATAGAATAGATAGATTCGTAGATGAAAATCCAGAGCTTGCTGGTACACTAAAGATAAGTGATCTTAATTTTAAACAATATGGTTGGCAAGAAGTGCCATACAGGAGTATGAAGGTTGTAGATGGTATACACTACGCACATCATTTCCCATCTGGTATCATGGGATCTGCAATATCTGGTGAAAATATTGGTAGAACTCTCTTGACAAAACACAAAGTTTCTGCTACAGTAGGTCATAGTCATTTGTTAGATTATGCTATGTCTACATTACCAAATGGTAAGAAGTTGCATGGATTATCTGCAGGATGTTATCTGTCTCATTCAGAACACTTTGCTAGAGATACACAGCATCTATGGTGGAGTGGTCTTATACTTAAAAGAGAAGTTAAAGATGGTAATTATAATATAGAAACAATTGACATTAAAACTATTAGGAGAGAATATGGAAGAAGATAAATCTTGGAAAGATTATGTGTTTGAACAACCTATAGATAATAAAAGAACTTATAAGTATGAGAAAGACTTTAGTCATGATGTGTCCTATGAGAATGAAAGAAAGCATAATAATGTACATTCACCTTCTCATTATATGCATGGTAAGAAAGAAACTATAGATGTTATTCGTGACTGTATGGAAAGTGATGAGTATCATGGTTATCTTAAAGGTAATGTTTTAAAATATGTTTCAAGATATAAATTTAAAGGAGAACCATTAGAAGATTTACAAAAAGCTAATTGGTATTTAAATAGACTAATAAAGGAGGTTAGTAATGGGACAAGTTAAGCAGGCAATACTAGAAGTAGAAGATTTCGTTGCAAGTTGTTTACGTGAAGGTAGAACGTTAAACCAAACACTACGAGATGCTAGAGAATCTAAACTAGCAAAAACTAATCCATATCTAGATGATGAGGATTTAGTAGAAAACAAATACTACCAATTTAAAGGAGCAGAGTAATGCGTGAATCATTTATAGAAGCACTTAAATGTAAATATGAAGCAGAGATAGCTGCAGGTAAAGCAACGGCTAGAGTGTATCTTGAAAAACCAGTTGCTATAGGAGAACATCCACAGTTTTTAGATGAGTTAGATAAAGTTTTAACTAAAATATCTAATGCTGAAGAAAACTTAAAAACATTATCTAAACACTTTGATAATAGTGTTGATGATGATGACATACCATTTTAATAGGAGGACAAATGGATAAACAACCACAACCAAGACAATATCTTATTGATGCAGAAAAATTAAAAGATATTATGAAATACTTAATGAGTAGACCATATGGAGAAGTTATTACACTTATGAATACTCTAGCAACTTTAATACCTTTTGAACCTAAAACTGGGGAGAAAGATAATGGAAAAAAATAATTTAGATACATACACTGGTATATTATTTGAATTAAAGATTGGTCTTAATAAAGATAATGCTATAGTAATAGACTATGGTGGAAAACCTGTAGCTAAAGTTAGAGAAGCACTTAAAGGTTATCCTTATCATGGTAATCTATGTGCTGCTGTAATCAATCATGCTAATGCTGTTGGGAGAAAATTACAAGATGATATCAAACAACTTATACAAAAAGTTTAATTTGTATCAATCAGACCAAAAAAAAAGACACCCAGAGTAATACTCTGAATGTCTTATCGTTGCCTGTAATGTGGGGAGTCTATATGGCTCCCCTTTTTTTATTGTAAGTAATCCATTTGTTGAAACAAAGGTTTAGTTTTTGGTACTAACATATTCTCAGTTTCTATTATTGGTTTAATCCTATCTGTGTATATGCTAGATAAAAAATTTACATAGTCTTTTCTTTCTGCATAAGGACTCATACCTTTAAACATATCTTCAACTTTATTTGTAGAATCCATAACACTTTTATATCTTTCGTCTGTAGATATTAGTTGTAAAAAAGATCGTATACTACTTTTATTATCTGGAAAATTTCTAAGTTTAGCACCACCTTCAGTAGTTAAAAAATCTTGTTTTCCAGTTGCATGCATACCAAAAAAATTATTACCTTTCATAGCAGTAGGTGCACCTTTAAATTCAAAGTTACCTGTTTCTGCAGCAGCTACTGTAGCAATAAAAGAAGTAGGTATTTTTCTTTCAACGGCATCCTCTGGATACTCCTGTCTTACCTCTTCTATTGCTTTCATAAAGTCTTTTGTATTTTTTATATCAGCCATAGTTATAGTACATATTAATAGACTAGCAATTCCAAGCCCGAAGTGCTTTATTAATTCTAGAATTTGGATCATTAGCAGTTTTTGAAGATGTTAATTTTTTCTTCATCCCTTTCATACGAGCACAAAAACTAGCTCGTCTTTTGTTACCAACCTTTTTACTAGGTGCTTTAAGATTGCCTCCAGTTGCACGATTGTATGATGCACGACCTTTAGCATTTAAACCACCAGAGGGATTTTTACCTTCTTTACGTTGCCATGCTGGTGATTTAGCCATTATTTTTTCCTTACTGTCATAGCTGCTCTTTTAAAATTTGCAGCAGTAGGTGCACCTTTAGCACCTTTCTTTTTCATTTTGCCACCACGCTTTCTCTTAGCATGGATATTAGCATATAAACCTTTACCTGGCATTATGCTCTACCTTTTTTTTTATTTCTTAACATAGCAAAGTCTTTCTTGGTAAGTTTACCATCTTTGTCCATGTCTAATTTTTTTCTTTTACCTACTACTTTTTTCTTTTTCATAGGTTTCATTTTTCCGTACATCATTAGCTATATCTCCTATATTTAGATGTTTTTTTTGCAATCCCTTTCGGTTGTTTCACAAACTGTTTTCCCTTCTTTGTTCCTTGGCGTTTTGCTTTTGTCGTTGCCGCATACTCCGCAGACGACAGACTCTTGATAGCTTTCTCTGGCAAATATCTTTCCCCAGTCACCGAAGACTTCTTGCCAGATTTGGTTCTCCATTTTTGTTTCCCCCATGCTTTTAAACTCCTTTGACTTTTTGCGAGTGCCATTATTTTTTTCTCCCTTTTCTTATACTGTCTTTACCTTTTTTAAATATAGATGCTACCTGCGATTTACCCATAACTTTTGCACGTTGTTCACCTACAGTAAGTATCTGTATTTTTCTTGCGAAGGGTTTACTTATTCTTTTAACTCTTGCAACTGTTTTTCTAGCGTCTGTTGGAGTTGCAAATTTTATTGGTACTGTATCTTTTGGATTCTCATCAGTATATAATCTACGACCAGATCCTTTAGGTTTTTTACCAGTACCTACTTTAGGATCTCTTTTTCTTGCCATAAGATCTCATTTCTTTAATATGATTCTCAATAATCTTGCTTTGTTTTTTATGTAAAGCTGATGCTTTTTTTAATGCTTTAGCAACTTTTTTTATTTTCTTAACCATGTTTTATATTTATCCCTCCAATAGTTTTTTCTTTCAAGTAATCTAATTTTATATTCTAAGTTATCTATACCTAAAATTTTTTTTATAAAAGTTATCATTACTTGTAGCCACCACCACCTGCTTTGTATCTTTTCGCTAGCATCTGGGCTTTTCTTGCTGACCATTGTCCAGGTCTGCCACCTTTTGAGCTAGCCATGATAGAGTTAAACATACGTTTTCTCATACCAGGTTTAGTATAGTTACCTGCTTTATTTACTGTGCTTTTCTTCTTCGCCATCTTTTATCTCCTTATATTCATAATCATAGCTTCCTTCCTGTACTTCATCTGTAATCCATTTAGAAGTATCTTCTACGGACCAAATTCTAGTATTAACTAATCTATGGATAAGAGGTTTGCTGGGGTCAGCTGCCATAGAAGGATCAAATATCCTTAATCTATTGTTGGGTTGAATTGCATAATTGCCATCGTCTAATTCTATTACGTGTCCACATTTATGTTGATCTGGTTTTTCTGCATAGCCAAAATCTAGCTCATTATAATCACCAGCACACCAGTCAATTGTAAATAAGTATGTACCTTCTCTTTGTTTTTTTCTTCTAGATGTGTATATCATTTTACAACCATCTAACTGATAAAATTTTGTAACACTTACATTATAACTAAAAGAATCCCATAACATTAATTCATTTAAAGGTAGTTCTTTTACATCTGGTTTTTTACAAAATGCAGATATAGGTGCTCTCCACCAGATACCACCATCTGTCATCATGTAATGGAACAAAGGTACTTGTTTAGGTATAGATGTAAAACCAAATATTACACATTCAAAGTATTTATCGTGTGAATCTTTTTGATCTCTTAAATAATTACCACGCACATAGCATTCTATAGGTGGTATGTTAGCATTTAAATACATTAGTTTGCTAACGGGTTAGAAGATTTAATTTTTAATTCTTCTATCTGTACTTTTAATAATTGAATTTCTTTTTCATTAACTAATATTTTAGTATGACCATGATCTGCACTTAATGCATTAACTTTTTCTTCTAGCACTGCTATTTGTGCTGACCAGTCTGTACCACCTGCATTTTCTAATGCATCTAACTTAGTTGTAATTTCTCCATACTTTACAAAACCACCACCGATTGCGGCAATGACACCTAGTAAAGCTGCTACACCTGCTAATTGATTTTTTATTTTATCCATTTTTTATCTGTAAATTTTTTGATATATCTTTAATATCTTTATCAACTTTATCCATAACTTTCTCCAAGTTTACAATCCTTGATTGTGAATTAACATTTGCTGCCTTATTTGTTCCCGACTGTACTTTTTTTTGTTTGGTAATTTTTTTTGACGAAACAGCGGACTTCTTAGAAGTTTCGCTAGTAGGTTTTTCTTCTTTGATTTCTTTTTCATTAGATTTTTCTGCCAGTTTTGTTGGCTTTTCCTCCATAGTTTCTTCTTCTATTACTTCTGTACTCTCTTCTTCTTTAGGAGCAGTTGTAAATCTTGATGGTTTTTCTTGTATAATTTCTTCTTCCATAATAACTTCTTCTTCAACCATTTCTTCCTCTATCATTTCTTCTTCAGTAAAAGTTTCTTCTTCTGGTGCAAGCATAGGTAAAAAACTTGCTATAATTTCCTGACTCTCTTCGTAAATTTCTTCTTCTGCTGGTGGAGGTGGTAATAATGAAAATATAGGTTTAGCTTGTATAATCTCTTTTTCCATTACAACTTCTTCTTCCATCATAATCTCTTCTTCCATTGGCATTTCTTCAACAACCATTAACATAGGTTCAAAAGATAATTCTTCTTCTGGCATCATTTCTTCTAGAGGAGGTGGTTCTTTAAAAAACATAACCATTTCTTGAAATACTTCTTCTATTTCTTCAAATGTAAACTCTTCAAATACTTCTTCTCTTAACTCTTCAAATATATTTCCAATCTCTTGTACTATTTCATTTGATATAACTGTGTCATCATATGTCATAGTAACAGATATGTTATCTACATTTGGTCCACCAAGATATCCAGGTGCATTAGCATCTGATCCAGATATATTTATATTACCTACACTAGATCCTGTGCCATTATATATTAATCTATCTGTAAATATTGCACCATCAATTCCTGTAACATCAGTTCTAACTGTAGTATTAGATGCAAGTACATTACCATCAGAATCTTTTATAGTTAGTACATTAGTAAATGTATCTGCATTACCTTGACCACCCCAACAACCTGTTACACCACATTCACCATTTTGTGCATCAATACTAGAATCTAATGTTATACCATTGTCTAGCATATTTTGTGTAATAGTATTTGATGACAAATTAAAATCTTGTTGTATAGATCCAGTATCACCAAACTCTAAATCTTTAGTAGATGTAACTCCATTTAATTCACAGCAATCATTTAATACTTGCACATCTCCAGATGTAGTCCAACCATTAGCATTACCAGTTTCAAAGTTACCATTAGTAACTAAATTATTTGTTGTTATTTCTTCTGCTAAAGAAGTTGTATGGATTAACATCATCAGCAAACCTATTAATACGGTATACCGCATATCCAGCTCCTATTATAAATATAATTAACCAAATCATTCTAATATTAAAGAAGTTATTTTTTTCTCTCCCATATATATTTCTACGTTTGCTTTAGACTGTATGCATTTATAGACAACCCTATCACCAGGACCTTTGTCCTTCATGGCATAACGTTTAGCCTTAAGACATTTTGAAAGACTATCCATATGTAAGTGCTCTACAATTTTATGGTCTTGTATTAATAAAAGTGCAAAAACTAATTCTATCATTAATGACCATTCCCATTTCTAATTAATTTTTCTACATCAACCTGTAATTTTTCAACTTGTTCTTTTAAAAAATCTATATTAATTTTGTTATTTCTCATACCTTTTAATTCTTCATCCATAGACTCAATCAAACCTGCCATATGTTCTACAAGCATAAAAAGTTCAGCCTCCCCAGCTGACTGACCAAGTTCTCCCCGTGGATATTTAATTCTAAACTCTGAGTTTTGTTCTAAATCTTTTTGCATTAATTCTATCTTTGTTGAGTGTGCATTGAGTGTTTCATGCAGTCCAAAATAAGCCCAAGTTCCAATTGCAACCATTGCAATTAAAGATGCTACTGTCTTCATCGGCATTTGTACTTTAGCTTCGTCTGATATTTTTAGTGCCATTATTTTTTCTTTCTACCCATGTACCAATCACCAGGTTCATAATCCCAACGTTTACCATGATGTCCTCTAATATCTGCATACCACATTCTTAACCTTACTATCCATTTACGTACAGGCTTTGGCATTACTTAGGTGATTCCCATTCTATAGGTTTTAATTTTTCTACTTTAATTTCTTTATCAACTTTATTAAATTCTTTAGTCATCTTAGCTTCTTCTTTAAGTCTAATCTTTTCTAATTCTTTTTCTTTCTTTTCTCTTTGCTTCATACG